TCTTAGCTTTTATATAAGCTGATCCAACTTTCAGCCCTTTGATAGTTGCGTATTTGTTATTTTTGTTCACTATTCTTATTTTATTATTAGATACTGTCCATTTTACTTTAGTTTTATTGTTCTTTAAATTAATTTTACAAGTCTGGTTAATATAAATAGTCTTTTTTAATGGCACAATACTTACTTTAGATTTTGCAGATGCAGGTATAGTTGGTAGCAGCATCATTGCAGACAATGCAACGCATAAAAACTTTTTCTTCATACGCATTCCTCCTTATTTTAATCTTAATTTAATTAACTCCTCATCATATCCAAGTGCACGTGCGATCTGATCAGTAGTAAATTCCTGGTATTCTAAAAATACTTGATCCGGCACCAGAAGTTCCATAGCAAACAGATCAGCTTCTTTTTCATATTTCGTCGTATTGAATCCGGTATAGGTATCCATGAAGAGGGCATTAGCCTTTTTATGCAGCAACATATGACCTAACTCATGAGCACAAACAAGAATCTGTTCATGTTCTGGAAGAGAATCATCAATATAAATAATGTTATTTCTTTGGAAATACTGATAAAATCCTCTGACACCCTCAAGTGGCACTGGCACAAGGATAACGTTCATTCCCTTGATAATCTCAAAAGGATTTCTTGTTTTATGTTTCTTGACAAGCGAATTTACAATCTTTTTTATGTCCATTCACATCAGTCCTTTTTATATTTTTTAGGTGTGTATTTTTCCTTGTTCTTTTTCTTTGCCATCTCCATACCAATTTCCATTGCATTTAGAATAGACTCGATTGCTTCAGGAGAAGCAGGATCACCATCAAACATTAATCCTTCTTGGGATGTTAGTTTATCTTTTGTTTGCTGTATGATTTTTTCTATTTGTTTGGTGTCTCTTTTATTAAGTTCTGCGGAAGAAGATTTCTTTTCTACTAAATCCGATTTTTCTATTCCGAAATAATTAGCCATCATTTCTATTTTGTCAATTCGTGGATAGGTTCGTGCATGCATCCAGTCTGATACAGTAGACATTTTAAAACCTAAGGTATTGCACATCTCTGTTTGGGTAACATCATTAGCCTTTAGATAGTATTTTATATTTCTAGCCATGACTTCTTTGTTTCCTAAGTCGCTCATTTACCATTGCCTCCTTTCTTAATTTGAATATGCCTATATTATAATGGAGAAACCGAAAAAAATCAATATAAACCGAAAAAAATTCGGAAAAACCGTTGACACTTCGGTTTAACCGTGGTAGTATATAAGAGAACTAAGGAGGTGAGCAAAAGTGAAAACGGAAACTAGATTTCCTAAAGATATGAAAGCGACATTAAAAAGTATCCGTGAAATGCGAGGATACAAGCAAGAAGAAGCCGCTAAATTAATAGGAATAGCGACAGATACACTCAGAAACTACGAACAAGGAAAGTCTTATCCGGATATTCCAGTACTTCGTAAAATAGAGGAAACGTATAATGTACGTTATTCACAGATTATTTTTTTACCGTTAGACTTCGGTTTAACCGAAACTAAATAACCAGGAGGTGAGAAAGACGAAATGATCTTGATCATAATCGGATGTGTTGGAATTATAGCAGGATGCATAGTTACAGGATGTGGAGTGGTAAGAGCAAAAAGAAGCTCCTACACAGACGTGGATGCAATCACATGGTGTTTTGTAGGAGCTAGTATAACTTATATCAGTACTGTTATAACTTCATTTTTACTAAATCATGTATGCCTTTAGAAATGTTTTTTAAATGATCATCGGTATTTTTCCCGCCGGGATATGTATCTGCAAATGGAGAATTTGCACGAATATTAAAAGTAAAAGCATCTTCATAGGTTTTGACAGAGGAATGATATTTCACATGAAAATGTAAATCATCTTTTGTCGTGGCATATCCAACAAGAGGACAACGAATTGCGTAACCTGGAGAAATAATTGCACCAGAGAGACGTGCAAATATATCTTCGCCAAGATCATCATTAAAAATTTCTTTTCCAGAAAATTTATGATCACAAGATATTGAATCAATTGTACATGATGATTGACCAAAATTTTTGATCATGATGTAAACAATGGTGTCTGAATAAATTGAGTAAATTTGAATATTAGGGCGAGTGCTTTCTTCGAGCATCTTATTGTTTTGGCGTAGCGTTTTTACAGAAATAGCTATTGCAATGATACTTGTAATTGTAGAAGCAATAATCCCAGCGATTTCAATTATATCAGACCATGTTATAGAACCTAGAGATTTAATGATATGAGACATATGAAAAACTCCTTTCTTAAAAACTCGGACATGCCAGTGCCCTGTGAATTAAGTATAGGAGATATATGGAAGAAAGACAACAGAATAATAGCAGATGGCTTAATCCTCTGTCCGATACACGAAATTCCTCCCTAAATTGGTTAATCATTAAAAATAGCACTCAATCGGACGGAGACTTAAGCCATCTGAAGAAAGGCAGGTGATAAAGGTGTTCAGGGACAGGCTTAAAAAAGTAATGGCAGATCAAAACATCAATCAAGTAGAGTTGTCCAGAATCTGCGGTGTAAGTAGATCGACCGTCAGTAAGTGGATGTCTGGAGATTCGGAACCAACAAAAGCGAGACGAAATGAGATTGCAGAAGCATTTGATCTTCCAGAGAATTACTTCGAAGAAATAGTAATTCCTAAAAAGAAAATAGAGACGTTAACCCCGAAAGAAGTTGCGTATTTGATGGGAATGGGTGTTCCAACAATCGAAAAAGGACTGATTCAAGGGATTTTTCCATGGGGATATGCAATCCGGACAAGTGAAAAAAAGCACAGGTATTTCATAAATGCAAAAAAGTTTTTTGCAACTGAAATGATAAGCGTTTGAGAAAGGAGCATAAAGATGCATACAGAAACAAAAGCAATGATCTGCACAGCAGCAGTGCTGATCGCAATGGGAATTTTTAAAGAATTAGCAGCAGTGTGTTTGATCACAGCAGTGGTGTTTGAGGAAGGAGTGAAGAAATTTGATAGATAAGAAAGAAAAAAGTGCCCACGGAGCGGCAACTCCATTAGGCACACAATTAAATAGACAAGCAAATTATAACACAGATCAGAAGAAAAGTGAAATCAGAAAAACAGCAGTTGAGATCTTTGATCTATCTTTGCAGCTGCAAGAAATGACAGATGGAACTATAGATTGGCGAGAACCAGGTGTTCCATGTGTACAAGCTGAATATCATGGAGCTGCCGCAGTGCTAAGCGTTAGGATCTGGGAAGATGGTTTTAATGCAGAACAGCAACCAGATTACAGTACAATGCTGTTCTTGGATAATCAGCACTGTATGAACGAAGCAAAGTATCTGAAAGAAAAATTAATGGGATTATTAGAAGAAAGAAGAGGAAATGACAATGGGAAAGATGATTCTGATCAAAACTGATAATGAGGTAAAAGAGCTGGAATATCCAGATGAGGGACTTAAATCATGGAAAAAGTTGAAAGAACACATTGGAAACAGATGTGAGTTAATTGAACACGTACAGCCCAAGAGATTATATACAGAGATCGGTGCAGGAATTGAGATTAAAAATGTGCCGGGATCAAAAGTAAGCATGTTGGTTGATGAAGAATTTTATTTTCACTGTGACAAAACCAAATTAAATAAGATAGCTTCATGGCTGTATGAGACAGATCGCCATGGATACCCGATTCTTGGTAATGCCTTGATTATTGGAGAAAAGTATGGAAATGCAGGAATTGAGTTTTGTGGAATGTCAGAAGAACAGTTTGATCTTGTCTTTCCTAAATTAAAAGAATTGGGAAAGAGGTTTAAAGATGCAGGAGATTGAGATCAGCAAAGGAATCAAACGGATCCAGTTCGATTCCTTTGATTCCTGGTTAAATGCCAGACACGGAATCGGTGGATCTGATGCATCTGCGGTATTAGGACTCAATCCATATAAAACCAACACTGATCTTTATTTAGAAAAAACAGGACAGCGGATCGCTCCGGATATTTCAGATAAGGATTATGTGAAGTATGGACATGATGCAGAGCCGCTACTAAGACAATTATTTGCTCTTGACCATCCAGAATACAAGGTTGAATACTTCGGAGACAACATGATCAGAAATGAAAAATATCAATGGGCACATGCTTCCTTGGACGGAGAGCTTACAGATCAGGATGGAAGAAAGGGAATCTTAGAGATCAAGACTACAAATATCCTACAAAGTATGCAGCGAGAAAAATGGAATGATCGAATCCCTGATAACTACTACATACAGGTTTTGCACTATCTACTTGTTACAGAATATGATTTCGTTGAGCTTCGGGCACAGCTAAAGTCAGAATGGCAAGGGCAGATAAGGTTGCAGACAAAAGATTACCATATTGAGCGATCAGACGTAGAAGAAGATATTGAGATATTAAGACAAGCAGAAGAAGAGTTCTGGCAGAAAGTTCAAAGAAGGCAACAGCCAAACTTGATTCTTCCAGAAATATAAAAGGAGAAATTGTTATGAATCGATACGATGAATATATGAAAGAGGTTCAAGAAAAGAAAAAAGAAAATCAGGCTATTGTAAATAAAATTGTTGAGATTTTAAAAGGCAATAACCTGACGGTTGAACATATTGAAGTCATCTTAAATATGACTCGTGAAGAGGTGATTAAAACGGCGCATCTGTAACAAAATCTGAATCGGAACGATTTTGGAGAGTAGAGTAAATATCATTGAAAAATGAAGTAAGTAATTCGGCTTCTCCATATAGTTCATTACCGGGATACAGATCAGATGAATCAATAAAGGAGAAACATATGGAATTTAAGATATACAATCCACAGGAAGAAGGATTCCTGAAAGAGATTGATTGGAATTATGAAGAGTTAAAAACAGAGATCCAGAAGAAAGCAAACGACTATATGAATCTGGTCTATACAGCAGATCAGATTAAGGATGCAAAAAAGGATCGTGCTAATCTTCGAAAATTTGTAACCGCATTAGAGAACAAAAGAAAAGAAATCAAACGACAGGTCATGCAGCCATACACATCTTTTGAAGAACAGGAAAAAGAACTGATCGGCATCGTTGATCAAGCGATTGGAAACATTGACATCCAGATCAAAGGATACGAAGAAGCAACACGGCAAGAAAAATTAGAGAAAATCAAGGGAATCTATTCAAAGACAATCGGTGATCTTGATCGCACGATTCCATTTGAAAAAATCTATAAGGATTCTTGGTTAAATGTATCAACGACATTGAAATCTATCACAACAGAGATCGCAGAGATCAGAGATAAAGTTGACAGCGATCTGAAAGTAATCAATGCAGATACAAGTCCTTATGTTTTGAAATGAAAGAAGAATATCTGAAAGCTTTTGATCTGAACGCTGCAATGATGAAGAAACAGAAGTTAGAGGAGACCGCCAAGAAGAAAGCCTTATTTGAGGAAGAGCAGAAGCAGAAGGAAGAGCAGAGACAGCAACAGTTAAAAAAAGAAGCGCAGAAAGTGGCATCTGCTGGCGAAAGCAAAGAAGCATCAGAGATGCCAAAAGAACCGGCAGAAGTTCCAAAACCTAAACGTACGGAAGAAAGAACTGTAGCGATTACATTTCGTTGTGTTGTAAAAGAACACAACTTTGATGAAGTGAATGCGAAGATCAGTATTCTTAAGAAAACATGTGAAGAATTTGAAATCATAAGTCAGGAGGAATTATAAGATGGCAGTTGGAAACAGTTTAGCAAACAGACAGCAGAAAACAGGATTAACGGCATATCTTACAAATGATGCTGTAAAAAATCAGATTAATAATGTAGTCGGTGGTAAAAACGGAGATCGTTTCATTGCTTCTATTGTATCTGCAGTACAGGTTAATTCAGATTTACAGGAATGTACAAATCCATCAATCTTAAGTGCTGCACTACTTGGAGAGTCTTTAAAACTCTCTCCATCACCACAGCTTGGACAGTATTACATGGTTCCATTCAGAAACAACAAAAAAGGATGTAAAGAAGCACAGTTTCAGCTTGGTTATAAAGGATACATTCAGTTAGCGATCCGCTCAGGGCAGTACAAAAAACTAAACGTTCTGGCAATTAAGGATGGGGAATTGGTTCGATTTGATCCACTGAATGAAGAAATCGAAGTAAATCTGATCGATGATGAGGAAGTAAGGGAAGAAGCAAAGACGATCGGATACTATGCAATGTTTGAATATACAAACGGTTTCCGAAAAGCTATGTACTGGTCCAAAAAGAAAATGGAAGCACATGCATTAAAGTATTCCAAAGGGTATGCAGCAAAAAAAGGATATACATTCTGGGAGAAAGATTTTGATGGAATGGCTTATAAGACAATGCTTCGCCAGCTGATCAGTAAATGGGGAATCATGAGCATTGATATGCAGAATGCAATGGAATCTGATATGGCGGTGATCCATGAAGATGGAACAAAAGATTATGTAGATACAGTTTCAGAAGAAAATATTGTAGCAGATCAGGATCTGCAGGAAGCAGTAGAGGAAACGACAGAACCAGAGAAACAGGAACCGCAGGAAGAAACAACAAAAGAAGAACCACAGCAGTTCTTTAAATAAAAGAAAGGAGCAACACAATGAAACATATTAACTTAGAACAGTTTGCAGGATGGAAACTTTCAGTACAGCTTAATAAGGCATTAGAAAAGATCGCTGAAAATGTTCAGGATCCGAACACTGATGCGCAGAAGGTCAGAAAGATCAATGTATCAATCAGTTTCCGGCCAAACGATGAAAGAAACTTTGTGGCAACTACGGTAGAAACAAAGTTAAGCCTTGCACCAGAACTTGGAGCTACAACAGCACTGAGTATGGGCAGAGATCTTCGCACCGGAGAGGTTGAAGCGGTTGAAATCTTTAATCAGATTCCTGGTCAGATGAATGTTGATGATGTGATCAACCAGGAAGAAGATGAAACACCGAAAGCTTTTGATCCAGATACTGGAGAGATCTACGAACCAAGCAACAAAGTCATTGATTTAAGAAAAGCAAAACAGGCATAGGAGGATACATAACAATGGATAATACATTTTTAAGAGAAGCAATCGAAAAGATTGAAGAATTGACAGACAGTGCAAGAGAGCCACACGTTGTAGAAATCGCAGGAAAGACTTATTGCGATAAATCGATGTCACGATATGACAGAGAAGAGTTTGCAGAACCATTGACAGCTACAAGTCTTAGTTCTCTGATCGATTATATCAGCGGAAAAAGCGAAGAGTTAAGAGAATCTATGATCGTTCACGTAGAATCTCCAACAAGAGTAAGATTACTATCTGGTCTTACACAGGAAAGAAATCGAGAAGAATTATTCCGCGTAGATACAAATCCAAATGGATTTGATTTCGATCACTACTATGATCAGGAAGCGTTTGTAATCAACATGCAGACTGCCTTTAAACAGAGTGATGAAACAGAACTGATTCTTTCAGTTGCTGGAAATGTAGAAAATAAAACAGTGGCCAACTATGGAGATGATGGAGTCAGCCAGAAAGCTACGATCACAAAAGGTATTGCAGGAAAAGAAGATGTGATCGTACCGAATCCGGTAACACTTCGCCCATATCGTACCTTCCTGGAAGTAGAACAGCCAGAAAGCAAGTTTATCTTTCGAATCAGAGAAGGTTCCGATGGACAGCCAATGTTTAAGTTAGTAGAAGCTGATGGGGGTCTCTGGAAGTATGAAGCTGTAGATGCTATCAAGAAATATTTAACAGAGAATTTACCGAAAGAACTGTTAAAAGTGATCACGATCATCGGGTAACAGTTATGGAGACAGTTAGATTTACAGTCCCTGGTGCACCGAAAGGAAAAGCCAGGGCAAGAACTGTCCGTAGTAAAGGTGGTGGAACTTTCTCATATACGCCAGAAGGTACTATGTTGTATGAGAATCTGATTAAGTGCTGTTACAGGCAGGAATCAAACAATATCATTTTTAATGACGGACAGCCTTTAAAAGTAACGATCATAGCTTATTATCCGATCGTTAAGAGTACAAGCAAGAAAAAGAAACAACAGATGTTGGAAGACCTTATGTTTCCAACGAAGAAACCAGACATTGATAACATTGCAAAAAGCATTCTGGATGCATTGAATAAATTAGCATACAGAGATGATACGCAGGTGGTAACGCTGCATATGGAAAAGCATTATGCAGAGGACCCACGAGTTGAAGTAGAGATAGAAGAAATCAAAAATGGATGATTTGAATTTCCCAAAATGGAATCCTAGATGGCAAACAATCAGAAATATCAATTCAGATAATCTGAAAATCCGATATAAAGCATTGAGAAACGCATCTTCTAATTTTATCGCTAGGAAAGATGTAAAAGAGTATATCAAAGCAAAGTATCAGAATAAATGCTGTATATGTGGCAGCAGAGAGCATTTACAAATAGATCATGTTGTATCTGTTCTTCAGTTTGCACAAAAGAGACTTCCATACAAAGATTTAAACAAAGAAGATAATTTAGCATTGTTATGTAGAAGCTGCAATGCAGCGAAAGAACCATAAACGGAAGGTGGTGTTCTTAAAGTGGGCCGTAAACCCAAAACAGGACTAGATTACTTTCCTAAAGATGTCGATTATTACGATGATTTTAACATCATGGATCTGATGAACGAATATGGTCCATTAGGACAGACCATCTATGATGTTGTTCTATGCATGATTTATCATGAAGGATATTACCTGGAAGTGCCTAAAATGGAGCAGTTAGCGGTAAAAATAATCAAAACCATTGGTAACCGCTGGGTAAAGAAAAAGGACTTTGTGTTACAAGTAATTCATTATTGTGCGGAGATAGGTCTTTTCGATCAAGACCTCCTGAATCAAAATGTTATTACCTCTGTTGGAGTTCAGCGACGCTATAAAGAAGTGACTGTTAGGAACAAAGTCGATAGAAGTAAATATTGGTTGATTGATGAAAACGGTCAACCTTTATTAAATGCACCACAAAATAGCATTTCTGCAACAGAAAAAGATATTTCTGCAACAGAAAAAGATATTTCTGCAACAGAAAAACGACAAAAGGAAAGTAAAGTAAATAAAAATATATATTATAGCAATCCAGATCTGAACAGAGAGTTCTGTCTTTATCTTGATATGAGGAATCATACTGGACCAACATTATCTACAGAACAGATCAATGCCTTGAAAGAAGAACTTGATTCTCTGGCTGAGAACGATTCTGATAAGTTGGGCATTGTAAGAAAAGCATTTGGTGGAGGATATAAGAGTTTCTTCCCTACATCAAAGAAACGGAAGAAATCAACACCGAAACCAAAGAAAGAAGAAACTATACACAATTTTACACAACGAGAAGTGAAAGATTGTGAGTTTGAGAATCTGGAAAGACAGTTATTAAAGAAACAATTAGGAGGTGACATAACGTATGGATAATTTAATTTCTGTTAATTATGATGCAGATCAGCCTTGTGTATCGGCAAGAGATTTGCACCAACAACTGAATATTAGAACCCAGTATACAAAGTGGTTTGAAAGAATGAAAGAGTATGGTTTTACAGAAAACGAAGACTTCAAAGCTATTAGTCATAAAAGACTAACAGCTCAAGGAAACGAAACTACATATATTGACCATGAAATTTCTATTGATATGGCAAAACAGATATGTATGATTCAGAGATCGCCAGAAGGGAAACAGATTCGACAGTATTTCCTTGATCTCGAGAAAGCATGGAACACGCCAGAGCAGATCTTTGCTAGAGCATTAAAGATGGCTGATAGAACAATAGACAAATTAAAGACAGAGAAAGCTGCATTGATTGAAGACAATGAACGTATGAAACCTAAAGAAATCTTTGCTGATGCAGTAACAGCGAGTAAAGATTCTATTCTGATCGGAGATTTAGCAAAAATTCTTAAGCAAAAAGGAATTGATATTGGTCAAAACAGACTGTTTCAAAAACTCAGAAATAACGGATATTTAATCCAAAGAAGAGGTCCAAGTTGGAATATGCCAACACAAAAGAGCATGGAAATGGGATTGTTTGAAGTTGAAGAAAGAACGATCACAAATCCGGATGGAACGACAAAGATCAGAAAGACTACAAAGGTCACTGGTAAAGGGCAGCAGTATTTTATTAATAAGTTGCTTGTTGCAAGCTAAGAAAAATGAAGCATCCGGTTGATCTCTGTCCGTAGTAACCAACAACCTAAGATTGTTGTTAAAAGTCGTAGTAATAGTCGTGGTAGTTGTGGGTTTCGGGATGATCTTAAGCGACAGGACGTAAAAAGATGATCACATATGCGGACAGAGATCAGCCGGATGGACTGAATTATATACCACAGTAACTATTAACCGCATAAGAAACAAGCCAATGTATAAGCCATGAGCCTGCTGCCTAAGGCAGTGGGCAGAAAGGAGAACTGATGGCAGGTTACAGCAAAGGATTTAAAAGACGTGTTGTACAGTTATGGATCCAACATGGTATGTCCACAAATGAGATCAGCAGAACATCAGGCATCGATCATAAGACATTGATGAGGTGGTATAAGCGTTTCTACCCTGAGATAACAGGGGGGGGCGAGACAAAACACGAAGGTTTGCAGTGGCATTATGTAGGCAATTGTGCCGGATATCATAAGTAAAGGAGTATGATCAGACAGCTTAACTTTCTATCTGATTAAGGTTCTTCAAGTAACTATTAACAAAGCAAGCAAACATAAACATATTTTTTCAGGTTTTTTGTATTTTTTATTTTTCACAAACTAGATTTGGTATTACAATTTTTCAACAAATCACGAAACGAAGAATCACAGCAGTTTATATGATCAAGCAAAGAATAAGGAGAAAGTGATCAGTATAAGCTGTTTCAGGTAGAAAGTTAAGCTGTCTGAGATAGGTAGATAAAATGAGTAAACAAGATTATATAATGCAGGGCAGAAATGAAGGAATTGCATTCTGTGACAAAATAGCAACAGAAAAAGGATTAGAAGAGTTACATAGAATAGCAAGACAGAGAAATCTTGCAGGGCTTCGAACACTAATAGATCCAAGAGAACTTGACCAGGATTTTAGAGATGCAACACTACAGATTTTAGATACTGTATTGATCATGAGTCTTATAGTTTTGAAAGATGAATTTGATTTCGGAACTAAGAGATTAGATCGATTCAAAAAAAGATTCAATGACAAAACAGAGTGTTTAGAAACAGGAAATGTGACATGGATCGATATGATCGAGCAGGTCAGAGAAGAAAACAACATTAAATTAGATCTTAGAAAGAACGATGTAGTGATGGCATGGAGGAAAAAATAATGGTAAACAAGAAAGAATTTAAAGGCTACATCTGTGAGATCACAGGCAAGCAAATTAAGGACATGAAGCTGTGTCCGGACAAGGAGCAGAAGCTAAGGGTTCGGATCAAGTGTGACAAGGGATGCGTCTGGTGTGAAAAGTTAAAGAAAGTTAAGGAGCGAGGGAAATGTTGATATTAAGCCAAGACAGAAGAACACTCGAACCAATCGAAAGTTCTGCAGGTGTATATGTAGATGGAAATGAAATCAGAATTGATTTTTTAACTTGTTGTACCGGCTTTGATGGTTACGTACTTGGAGTTTACGAAGATGAGCAAAGAGCAACAGAAGTGTTAAAACAGATTTTTAATCGGTACGACAGAGGACAAAGAGTCTTTGATATGCCAGAAGAATAATGGGAGGTAGACGATGAACAATTCAATAACAATTATAGGAAAAGTCAGACAACGACTAGGAAAGACTTACATTCATTCAGAAGATAGACACATCCAGAGTGTTATTATTGATGCTTTAGCAAATGCAGGCTATGACGTAGATGTAGAAGTGACAAATAACGGAACAAATGAAGTAGTATCATGTGAGATTTACGATGTGGGGGGGGCAGTAAGAAATGATAACAACAAAAGATGCTATAAAAGTATTAAGTTTAACACTAACAATCGTATGTTATGGAATTTATTTTTATTCCGACCGAAAAAAAGATTGCTATCAAGCTATTAAATTTTTGATACTGGGATCAATCATGCAGAATGTAACATTCCACTTGGAATAAAGGAGCGTTAAGAATATGGGAAAGACAATAGAAAAAATAGAAAGAGTGGCGAAAATGCTAAATGGACGACACATGCCGAAAGAATATGAAGTATACAAACACTTTAAAGGAAGTTTGTACGTTGTTATTACAGTGGCTCGCCATACGGAGACAAATGAATTGCTTGTAGTATATGCTGCTACAAAAGAAATGCAAAGAATCTATGCAAGACCATTACAGATGTTTATGAGTGAAGTAGATCACGAAAAATATCCAGATGCAAGGCAAAAATACAGGTTTGAGAATACGATGGAGGGTTAATTTATGATCATTGGATTTTTAAGCGGATTATTTATCGGAGCAGTTGCAGGAGTGGCAGTGATGTCACTCTGTGCCGCAGCGAAAGAAAGGGATGAGTTATGACAAGGGAGCAGAAGATATGGAGATTAAGAAGACGATGCGGAAACATAGGACATTGTGATGAAAAAACATGCAAGATTTATGCAAAATGTGTAAATCTTGGTTATACATCGTTTGAACAGCTACCAGATGAAAAAATTAATGAAATGTACAATGAAGTATTTGGTGGTACACAAATAACAGAGAATCTGACAGGTGTTATAAAAGGTAAGAAAAGAATATTAGATGCATGTTGCGGCAGCAGAATGTTTTACTTTGATAAAAAGAATCCAGAAGTTCTATACCAGGATAACAGAGAACTCGAAACTACATTGTGCGATGGAAGGCATTTACTTATCAAGCCTGATGTGAAAATGGATTTTCGCAATATGAAGTATGCTGATAATAGTTTTAAGGTAGTTGTATTTGATCCGCCACATTTAGCACATGCTGGAACTGGAAGTTGGTTAGCTAAGAAATATGGAATACTTCCGAAAGATTGGCCAACGTATTTAAAACAAGGATTTGATGAATGTATGAGAGTTCTGGAACCAGATGGATTATTAGTATTCAAGTGGAATGAAGATCAGATACCATTGAAAAAAGTGTTAGAACAATTTGGTTATAAACCGTTACTTGGAGATCAACGAGGAAAGACACGTTGGCTAGTATTCATAAAGTAAAAGGAGTGATACATAAATGGGATATCAAGATTGTCCATGCTTCAAGTGTGATCATGGCGGAGAAAGAGAAAAACGAATCGAATGTCGAAGAAAATGCACTGAATTTGCTGCATGGAAGTTAAGTATGCAGGCGATCAGACAGAAAAAGAAAGAAGATAAAGACAAATACTATTCGACAACTAAAGGGAAGTTTTACAAAAGAAACCGACAAATGAAAAGAAAGAGCGGTAGGCAGATATGATTGATCCATGCAAAGCCTGTGCAGAGATAATCTGCATGGGCATTTGTGCTGATAAGGTAAGACAGAAAGAAAAATACTATGAAATGACAGACAGAATCAGGCAGCAGATTATAGATCATAACAACAGGAGGGGAGAACGTGGACAAGAACGTACTGATCCAATATTGTGACATGAAAGAAGAAATTAAAGATTTAAGGAGAAGAATCACAGAGACTGAAAAGCAGATCTGGAAGATTGCAGAAGAAGGAACTGTAAAAGACACAGTAAGCGGCGGTATGGGTGGAATACAGCATTTTGTGGTGGAAGGTATGCCAGTACCAGAACTTAGCAGAAAGAAGATGTTGCTTAATAAGCGAAAGGCTATGCTGATTGAAAAAGAGAATGAACTTCTGGAGCTTATGAATCAGGCAGAAGAGTACATAAACAGCATTGAGAAGAGCGAACTGAGAATGATGTTTAGGTTCTACTACATTGATGGCATGACATGGGTGCAGGTGGCTCATAAGATGAATCAGCTACATCCTAAAAGGCGAATGGCTTATACAGAAGACAGTTGTAGAATGAGAAATACAAGATTTTTTCAAGAAAATTAGAAAATGTTCGGTCACGTTCGCAAAAAATAGGCTAATATATAGGATAGAGCGATTAGATGAAGCGATACTTCATCATATTGATGATCTTCTTGTAAGTTGAATGAACTCGGGTGATCTTCGGACCCCGAGTCTTTTTATGCCTAAATTTAGAAAGGAAAGAGATATGAATTTTAAAGATGCATTTAAAGCAATGAAAGCAGGAGCAAAAGTCAAACTTCCATCTTGGGGCGGATATTGGTACTGGGATGAAGAAAAAGAAACTATCATGATGCAGTGCAGACCGAAAGACACTGACAAAGGACAGGGAGATCTACTTGATATTAGAGAGACACAGAGAGTTGAGTATACACTTTCTAACATCTTATCCAATGAATGGATTGTGGCAAATCCAGAGAACTGTCCTGTGCTTGGTGGAGTGGCTACATTTGGCTTTGGGGATGCTGTTAAATACCTGAAACGTGGCCTTAAAGTTAAAAGAATAGGTTGGAACGGAAAAAACCAGTTTATTCAGCTTGCAACAGGAATTTCATATAAAGCAACAGATGGAGCAATTGTTAATTGTGATCACGAAGCAATTGGAAACAAAGCAATCGCTTTTATTGGCACGTCTGGCGTACAAATGGGATGGTTGGCAAGCCAGGCAGATATGTTGGCAGAAGATTGGATGTTTGCAGAATAAGGAGATATTAAACATGATTATTACAGGAATGGATCACTTTCAGAGTGTATGTAAAAGAAAAATGGTTGATTGGTATAACAAGAGCGATAACCCACACAAAGGACCTAACGACGTTCAACCGATTGATCTGAGTAATGTATTTGTTGTTTGGAGCTGTAAGACCTTGCAGAATTACAAATGCCTGGTATCTACTACAGTAAGTGGGGACGGTATCTATGCAGAATACACGTACAACGGAGACAAACAGGAACTATATGAGGACGTGTATAAGAAGCTGACAAATACATGTCACACAGAAGAATAAAAGCCGGAGCAATCCGGCATAAGGACCTCTAGCTCAGCAGGTCAGAGCAGTCGGCTCATAACCGATCGGTCCAGGGTTCGAGTCCCCGGAGGTCCATTTAAGAAATAAGAAAGAAGGTGGTAATGTTTGAATGAAGAAAAAAACTACATATTGGCAGAATCCGATTACGTGGCCGGAATGAAGTATAAAGACATTGCTGCCAAGTATGGAGTCTCGATAAATACTGTGAAATCGTGGAAGAAACGATACGCATGGTCGAGGAACAAAAAGACAGGATGCATCCAAAAGGGGTGCACACAAAATAAAAAGGGTGCACACAAAAAAGAAGCCGTTGCAGAGGATGTAAGTCAAGTTGTAATTAACGATGAACTTACCGATCAGCAGCAGCTTTTTTGTTTGTATCAATCTAGGATGTTTAATTATACGAAAGCATACATGAAAGCTTATCCAGGATGTACTTATGCATCTGCTGCCGTATTAGGAAGCAGGCTTATGAAGAATCCAGTGATCAGAAAAGAGATTGAACAGCTAAAGCAGAATCATATGAACAGGGAACTGCTAAAACAGGAAGATATCTTTCAGAAGTACATGGACATTGCATTTGCAGATATGAATGATTTTATGTCATTTGGCCAGGAAGAAATTGAAACTGATTATGGTCCGAGGATGGTCAACAGTGTCCGGCTAAAAGAGTCAGATCAAGTTGACGGGACTCTGATCACAGAAGTGAAGCAGGGCCGTGATGGCGTGAGTGTAAAGCTCGCAGATCGTATGAAGGCAATAGATTGGCTTGCAGATCATATGGATATTGCCACTGCAGAACAGAAAGCTAAGATTGAGCAGATCAGAGCTAAGACAGCGATCATGTCCGGAACATCCGAAGAAGAGACAGAGGACGATGGATTCATCGAAGCCTTAAAAGGTGAGGTGGCAGATGTATGGGAAGAAGAATAAAGAAAGCTGTCTTTAAGTTTCGGCCGTTCTCTAAGAAGCAGAAAAAGATACTTACCTGGTGGCTACCAAATTCGCCAGTGCATGATCAAGATGGAATCATAGCAGATGGAGCTATTCGATCGGGGAAAACAGTTTCTATGTGTTTATCCTTTGCAATGTGGGCAATGGAAACCTTCAATGGCCAGAACTTCGGTATGTGCGGTAAGACGATTGGTTCTTTCCGGAGAAACGTACTCTTTTGGTTAAAGCTTATGCTTAAGAGTCGGGGATACCACGTTGAAGATCACAGAGCCGATAACTTAGTTGTTATCCGAAGAGGTGGGAAAGAGAACTATTTCTATATCTTTGGTGGAAAAGACGAGCGATCGCAGGACTTAATACAGGGTATCACACTTGCAGGAGTCTTTTTTGATGAAGTGGCACTGATGCCTGAATCTTTTGTTAACCAGGCAACAGGACGATGTTCAGTAGATGGATCTAAATACTGGTTCAACTGTAACCCAGATGGGCCGTATCACTGGTTTAAAACTAACTGGATTGATCGTGCAGATGAAAAGAAACTTGTCTATCTACATTTCACAATGGACGACAATCTGAGTCTATCTGAGCGAATTAAAGCAAGATATCGGGCGATGTATACCGGAGTGTTTTACAAGCGCTATATCCTAGGTCTGTGGGCCGTAGCCGAGGGAATTATTTACGATATGTTCAATACAGAAAAGCATGTTGTAAAAGACCAGCAATCAGTAGTAGGCAGTAAATACGTCAGTGTCGATTATGGTACACAGAATGCGACAGTATATCTTCTGTGGGAAAAGAATCACAAGGGACAGTGGGTTGCTACAAAGGAATATTACTATTCTGGCCGAGATGAGACTACGCAGAAGACAGATGGAGAATATGCGGATGACATGGAAGAGTTCCTGGAAGGAATCAATGTTGAATCGATCATTGTCGATCCGGCAGCAGCATCCTTTATCGCAGAGCTTAAGAAAAGAGGATTCAAGGTTAAGAAAGCAAAGAATGATGTACTTGATGGTATTCGATTTGTAGGAAATCTGTTAAATCTAGGTGTATTACTGTTCTCTGAATGTTGTAAAGAAACAATCAAAGAGTTTGGTTCTTATATCTGGGATGATAAGGCATTGGAACGTGGGGAAGATAAACCAGTGAAGCAGCATGATCATTGCATGGATGCAGTGAGATATTTTGCTTACACGATCGTAAGACGTGAACGAAAATGGAGTTGATTAAATGATAAAAGAAATTATTGAGCGAATAAGGCAGGTGATAAGAAAAATGCTTGGAAAAGAAAATATCAGAGATGCGATCGGAGTTGATGTTGCCGTATCGGACAAGATGGCAAGAGAAATTGATCTCTGGTCGAAGATGTATAAAAATCAACCGCCTTGGAAAAGAAAAGAGCTGAAGCTTTGTGGGTTACCTGCAGCTATTGCTGGAGAATTTGCAAGGCTTGTCACACTGGAATTAAAAACAGAGATTACAGGGAATAAGTTTCTCAATGATGAATACCAAACTGTGACTGATAACATACGAACGTATACGGAATATGCCTGTGCAAAAGGTGGACTTGCAATGAAGCCTTATGTTTCTGACGGACACATTGAAGTTGACATGGTCCAAGCTGATCACTTTTTCCCAACGAAATTTAATTCCAGAGGGGAAGTTATTGCAGCGGTCTTTATGGAAACTGTAACGATCGGGAAACAGGTATATACAAGATTGGAATACCATCAGCATGATGAGAACACTACATATCACATTATGAATAAGGCTTTTGTAAGACAGGATCTTGATAATGTTGAGGTATTGGGAAAAGAAGTACCGCTTAGTGCTGTACCAGAGTGGGCAAATCTGGAAGAAGCTGTCACGATCTTAAACGTGAAAAAGCCGTTATTCGCATACTTCAAGATACCAAATGCAAATAATGTCGATGATTCATCTCCGTTGGGAGTATCTGTATATTCCAGAGCAATCGATGATATCAAAGAAGCTGATTATCAATGGACGAGAATCTTATGGGAATATGAAGGGTCTGAATTAGCGATCGATGCAGACATTGGGTTATTTAAACGTAAAGAAAACGGAGAATTTGACCTTCCGAAAGGAAAAGAAAGACTCTTTCGTATGATGGATTTTGACGAAGATCACGACCAGTATAAAGTGTTTGCACCGCCAATCCGTGACGAAAGTCTTATCAATGGATTCAATACAATTCTTCGCAGGATTGAGTTTAACGTAGGTCTCGCCTATGGAACATTAAGTGATCCAAACACAGTCGATAAGACTGCAGAAGAAATTAAGGCAAGTAAACAGCGATCATACAGCACTGTATCTGATATTCAGAAAGCTCTGCAAAAAGCATTAGAACAATTAGTCTATGCAATGGATGTGATCGCACAGCTTGCTAATCTAAATGGTGGCAAGAAATACGAGATCAGTTTTGACTGGGACGATTCGATCGTGATCGACAAAGAACAGGAGCTGCAGAGTATGCAGCAGGATGCAACTGCAGGACTGATCCGAAAAGAAATATACATTGCGGCCAAGTATGGCGTATCTGAGGAAGAAGCATTGAAAATGATGCCAGCACAGGATGACCGCTTTAATATTCAGGAAGAGTAGGTGATCACAGATGCTTGATCCGAAGTATTTGGAAAAGTTCTCCGATCAGTTACTTGGCATCATTGACACTCTGACAATAGCGATCATATCTGATATGGCAAAAAGAATCGTAAAGATGGGAAATGTATCAGAGTCAACAAAACATCAGGCTGAAGTTTTACAGAATGCAGGTCTTGTTTATAAAGATACGATCAAGCGAGTAAGTCAGGTATCTGGATATCAAAAGCATGAAGTTCAGAGAATGTATGAAGAAGCAGGTGTTAGGAACTTAAAGAACGAGGCTGTATATTACAAACAGGCAGGCAAAGAAGATATTAAGTTAAATCAGTCCAATGGAATGCAGAGAATCTTGCAAGCAAATATCAGAAAAACATGCCAGGAACTTGATAATCTCACGATGACAACCGCAGTAAGATCACAGTCAGCTTACATACAAGCTTGTAATAGAGCACAGATGAAAGTTAGTTCTGGAGCATTCAGTTATGATAAAGCGATTGCGGATGCGATCAAAGAGGCAGCAGTGCAAGGAACAGAAGTTTTATATCCATCACAGCATATTGATAAATTAGATGTCGCAGTACGAAGAGCAGTGCTTACGGGGGTCAATCAGACGGCAGCAGAAATGAACTTGCAATACGCAAAAGATCAGAACTGTGATTATGTTGAAACAACTGCACATGAAGGAGCAAGACCGGAACATGCCGTATGGCAAGGGAAGGTTTTTTGTTTATCTGGGACGGATCCGAAGTATGAAAACTTCTATGAAGCAACAGGATATGGAACAGGACCAGGGTTATGCGGTTGGAATTGCCGCCATAACTTCCATGCATTCTTCCCAGGAATATCGACACCAGCATATACGCAAGAAATGTTAGATGATTATTCTGCAAAGAATGTGGAATACAATGGAAAGCAATTTACAGAATATGAAGCAAGTCAGATGCAGAGAAGTCATGAACGACAGATCAGAGAAACAAAGAGGAAACTTGCTGGATATAATTCAGCGATCAGTGAAGCGAAAGATGATACTTTGAAAAATACTTTACAGAATCGCTTTAATGAAGAATCTGTAAGATTAAAGAAACAGGAAGCGGCATTGAAAGCTTTCTGTAAAGAAACAGGAAGAAGATATGAATCTGCCAGAGTTCAGATCCATGCAGTGAAGAACAAAGCAGGAGATATCGTTGGATTTGGTCGTAGTGTTGCACAGAAAGCTGTATGGAGTAACAGAAAAACAAAAGTCAATGAATCTAAATTTACAGAACGATTAACTGATTTTAATTTAGGACAAAAGGATCTGATCAATCATTGGAGTGTTCAGAGAAATTTGAATAAGTCCGACATTGGAAAAGAGACAATGAAATATATTGTTGATCATCCGGAAATTAATATAGAATTAGCATATCATGTTGATAATCCAGATAAATTATACGGAAAGCAATGGAAAGATAATATTCGTATTTATGCATCAGACACAAAAACAATTGAAAAAACCGCTGAAACATTGATTCATGAAATAACACATCATCGATATGATATTGGTGGATCACAGTGGTCAGAATGCGTTTGCAGAGCTCAGGAGTTAAAACATAAGTATCGCCGTAATACATTGACTGCAGATGAATTAAGAAGTATAATTAAAGAAATAAAAGAATTGTATCCAGAATTACCGTGGAGGTGATTATATATGAGATTTTGGGATGAAGTTGATGAAGCAATTAAAAAAGTAAGACAAGGGCAAGAAGCAACTTGTCCATTATGCAAAAAAGGAAAGTTAGTGCCAGTTGGAAATCCAAAAACAACAAAATCATTTTATTGCGATGCATGTAAAGAAAAACTTAATTTAGATTAAACGCCACCTGATCAATGTCAGGTGGTATTTTTATACGAAATTTTAAGAAAGGAGCAGCGAAACATGAAGTCAGCAGAATAGAAGGGATGGTGATCCAAATATCTCCCCGCAGCAGGGTTAAGCGGCAGAGGACACGCAGAGAGATCTGGGTGTTATTTTTATGCAAAGAAATAAGATTGGTCAGCTGATCAGACCTTAAACAGTCGGTTCGTGGCGGTCGGTTACACGCCTAAAACAACCTAATACGAAAGGAGAATAAGCAACATGAAAACAGATTTTTTAAAAGGTTTAAATCTTTCCCAGGAAGTGATTGACAAGATCATGGCTGAAAACGGAAAGGATATCGCAGCAGAACAGAAAAAAGCAGAGAAGATCATTCAGGAGCGAGACAGCTATAAGCTTAAAGCGGAGAATCTTGAAACTCAGGTAAACGATGCAAATGCAGAGATTCAGAAGTTTAAAGACATGGATATTGACGGAATCAAGCAGGCAGCAGATGACTGGAAAGAGAAAGCTGAGAAAGCAAAGAGTGATGCAGATGCACAGATCTCAGAAATGAAATTTGATTATGCGTTATCTGCAGCATTGACAGGAGCGAAAGCTAGAAACAGCAAAGCGGTCAAAGCGTTACTTGATATGGACGGACTGAAACTAAATGATGGAAAGATCATTGGTTTAGACGAACAGCTGTCACAGATCAAGGAAGAAAACGGCTTTTTGTTTGAAAGCGATGAACCTGCACCAACGATCGTTAAAGGAACAAATGGTGGTTCCGGCGGTATTGGTGGAAAGAAACCAAGTGAAATGACATATTCGGAACTCTGTGACTATATGGAACAGAATCCCGGAGCAGAGATTTAAATAAAGGAGTAAGAAATGGCAGGAGAAAAATTTGATTCTAAATCATTCAATCCTCAGGCATTTGGTGCCTACACAGAGAGGATCCCAAATTTAAAAAAGAACGAGCTGATCAAGTCCAGAGCCTTAAAAGGTAATCAGGATATCAAAAACACGTTCAGTTCACAGACAGGAACAGTATATGCAGTATTGCCAATGCATGGTCTGATCGGTGGAGCAGCACAGAACTATGATGGTGAGACAGATCTTAAGTCTGAAAGCACAGATACATTTGAGAGAGGTGTCGTTGTAGTTGGTCGTATGAAAGGGTGGACAGAACGAGACTTTTCAGAAGATGTCACAGGTGGCGTAAGCTTTATGGACAATGTTGCAGCACAGGTTAACGATTACAAAGCTGATCTGGATCAGACAACATTAGTAAAGATTCTGGAAGGTGTCTTTGCAATGACCGGAAAAGAAAACAAAGTCTTTGTTGATACACATACATCTGATATCACAGCAGTAACAGCAACCGACAAAGATGGAAATGTAAAGAATGTTGTCCAGGCTGATACATTAAATACAGCTTTACAGAAGGCAGCAGGAGACAATAAGTCTAAGTTTACGATCGCGATCATGCACAGCGCGGTGGCAACGAATCTTGAAAATCTGAAACTGTTAAAATATATGACACAGACAGATGCAAATGGAGTTGAAAGAGACTTAACTCTTGCAACATGGAATGGCCGCTTAGTTCTGATCGATGATTCTATGCCAACAGAAGAAGTTGCTGCAGTAGAAGAAAGTGGAACAAAAGGAGAGCCTGGTTATGTTGCAGCACAGGAAGCTTACACAAAATATACAACTTATGTATTAGGTGATGGAGCTTTTGATTATGAAGACATTGGTGCCAAAGTACCATATGAAATGTATCGTGATCCAAAAACACATGGTGGAGAAGATACTCTGTATATGAGACAGAGAAAAGTATTTGCACCATACGGCATTTCATTTACTAGAAAATCTATGGCTGCAAAATCCCCAACAGATACAGAACTTGCTGATGGATCTAACTGGACACTGGTTGATAACGGAAAAACAAATTCCGATAAGAAAGTGATCGATCACAAAGCAATTCCAATCGCAAGAATCATTTCCAGAGGGTAGGCGGTGATCCGGTATGGTGGAATATGCAGGCAGGGATTTTTATGAAAATACATTTCATGGCGAGATCATACCGGAGAAAGCTTTCCCTAGTATGGTCTTAAAGGCGAGTATCTTTGTGAAGTTTCTTACATTTTCCAGAGTCGATGATATGACAGAGATTCCAGAAGAAGTAAGCTTGGCCACATGTGCAGTGGCAGATGTAATGTATCAGGACAGAATGAGAAAAGATGATGCAGGAAGGGAGATTGCAAGTGAGAACAACGATGGATACAGTGTAAGTTTTGTGACGAGTCAGAGCAAAACAACAGGCACTGTGGAGCATCGTTGTAAGAAAGCGGCGTATCCTTATCTCGCACATACAGGACTCTTGTACAGGGGGTGTGGGCCATATGATGACAAATGCAGACCTCACGATCTATAACATTCACGGAGTTGATAAAAAGACAGCACGAAAGATCTATTTAAAGACTCAGATCAAAGGTGTTAATTTTTACACAAAGCAGCAGACAACTGTTACCGATCAGGGACTCAGTTCTGCCGATTTGTATCAGATCCGCATCCCGTTATCTGCAGATACAGAAGGGAGAGAATATATCGATGCAGACAAGTATCGGGAATTATCTGCAGAAGAAGCAGAAAAGTATTGGACGATCAACAACGGGGATCTGTTTGGAAAAGGGTTGTTAGAAGATTTTGAAAAAGAATTAGAGTTTTTAAAGCAGCAGTACACGGGAAAGGTATTATCGTTTTCGGATAACCGAAGAGGAAGTTTACCACATTGGAGAATCGGAGGTGCATAGGGATGGCAACACGAGTAAACGTGGATTTTACTCCAGAACAGATTCTTAAGTTGAAAGGATTGGAGAAAAATGGGCCGGCACAAAGATTTTTTGTTGGAGAACTTAAAAAAAATATGGAGCCTTACGTTCCAAGATTAAATGGAGTTTTGATTGATACAGCTATAGAAAATCAAGATTCTATTGTTTATGTGCAACCATATGCACAGAGACAATACTGGGAGAACAAAGGTAGTGGACTCCGTGGCAAAGAATGGGACAAGAGGTGTTGGGCGGATAATGGCGATCAGATTACAGGATCTGTTGCGAAATTTATTGGAGGGAAAGCAGAATGAGTGTGATTGCAAGTGTGAGAGCATTTATCCAGGACTATCCAGGTTTATCTACTTTTGATGATCTGGTTGGTGTGGAACATCTTCCGGAAGATACAAAAAGTTATGCAATCGAAGCGTCGGTAACGTCTCAGCCAATCAAAAAGCGGTATATTAACGGTGACACAGAACGCCGTTTTAATTTTGTCCTGGCAAGTAGAGAGTACTTCGGGGCAGACGTTGCAGAGAATATTGACGTAGCGGAGTTTTACGAAGATTTCTCAGACTGGTTGGAACGATGTACGATTAACAACGAACTTCCGGAAATGGATAAAGGAAAAAGAGCAATTAAAATACAGGCACTGACAAATGGATATGTGTTTAATGCAGATGCAACAAAAGCACAATACCAGATTCAGTGTCAGTTAATTTATTATCAAAAATTAGGAGGAATATAAAATGGCAGAAACAGCAAGTAAAACAGTAAAACAGCGTTATCAGGAAGCTTCTTACTTAAAAGTAGGAGAAAACTTCGAACTTATGGGAACTGGTTTTACAGAGTTAAATGAAGATCCAGGAGCACAGACAACAAGTAAAAAATATATCAATGATAAATCATCCACATCAAGCATTACAAGTTATGAAGGTGAGCACGGATTTACAGCCGATCAGATTCCAAGCGAAAAGGTCATTAAAGATCTGGTCAGCATTGGTAAAGAGAGAAAAACAGGAGCGGATGCAGAACGTGAATTTGTTCGCGTTGATCTGGATGAAAAAGTAGAGGGAGATACCACTGGGACAGTATTCAAAGCACGTATGTTTACCGTAGCTGCTGAAATTTCAAGTTTCTCTGATAATGACGGAGAATTACAGGTTGAGGGAACACTTCACGACAAAGGAGATCCTGTTATGGGTAAATTTGATACAAAGACAAAGACATTTACACCGGATTCAGCAACGGAGTAAACGAAAGCGAAGCTTGAAATTGGAATTAAGGAGTAAGATATATGTTTATTTGGAATGGAAAGAAGCTCGCATTTAATTTCCTGGATGCGGACATGATGAAAAAATTTAGTGATGCAGGAAAGGAAATGTGGAAGAAACTTGGTGAGTACGAAGAGAAGAATGCAGAAGATGGAAAAATCAAGGCAGAAGGCGTGTCGTATGAGTCAGAAATCATTAGTGAGTTTTTTGACGAGGTATTTGGAAATGGCACCGCTGATGAAATCTTTACATCAAAACATGATCTGACAGAAAGAACGAAAGCAATTAAGAAGCTTTATTCTATCAGAGATTCACAGTTAGCTGGTCATACAAAGAGAGTCAATGATCTGCACAAGATGATTGGAGCTGAATGATCAGAAGAGAACTCCCGGTGTCAGTAGATATCGGGAGTGAAACATATAAGATTGATGCTGATTTCAGAACAATTATGAATGTGGAAGAGATTATCTTTGGAAAAGAAGTTACAGATGATCAAAAGAAGTTTGCAGAAGAAATGATGAAAGAAATCGATATTGAAGAAAAAGATGCGATCGCAAATGCAAAATATTATGATGCACTAAAACTCTTTTATAGAGATAATGTTCCGGATGATCTGGAAGAAGCTATGGAAAAAATGCTGTGGTTTTATTCCTGTGGTAAGGAAGATAAACAATCAAAAACAAAAACAAAGAAAAAAGTGATCAGCTTTGAATATGATTTTGATTATATCAATGCAGGGTTTATGCAGGATTATAAGATTGATCTGTTCGAGGTTGATTTTTTGCACTGGTGGAAATTTATGTCGCTATTCAGTGCCCTTCATGATGATTGTAAGATTTGCGAGATTATCGGATATCGTGGGGCAGAGTTAAAGAATTTTGACAAAGAACAGAGAAAAAGGATAAGGGAGATGCAAAAGATCTATGCACTTCCGGATGATATAAGTAAAGAAGAGAAGAAGAGACAGGATGAGATAACACAGATACTGCTAAATGGCGGTGATCTGTCAGGAATATTGTAAAAAAAGTCAAATTCTTGCAATGTGCATAAAAAAGATGCGTAAATCGAGAATTTTGAGAAGAAAAATGCATCACAAAGGTGATGCAAAAATAGGAATTAAACTTAAAAAAGATTATGAGATTTGCACAAATGGAAAATGTCAAAAAAGAGTAAGAAATTTGACAAAAAAATAGAATGTGTTAGAGTCAAATGCAGGAGAAGACAAAGCACAGAAAACTATTGAAGTAGCCTCTGTGCAATGGTTAATCTTTTTCCTTTCTATAGCGTGGAAGATCATATAAATCCCTGGCGTAGCGACGTAATAAATCTTGACCTTCTGGATTTAAGGCATGATAGTGACGGAGTAATTTTTCTTCCTTTGTGTAGATATTTTTAACACTGAGTTTGTTAGGACTTTTTGAGCCACTGGCTAAAACCGCAGTAGTAACGTCAGAGTTGATGAAACTGGAGAGATTAGCAGCTGAAAGTAATTGACTTGCGTGATCAGATCCTAATATATCACAGATGCGACGTACATAATCCAAATTAACTGTGTTGTTATCACGTTTAATTAAAGAATACAGGGTAGTAACAGGAATATCTGCTAATTCAGCCAATTCCTTTACAGTCATATTTTCTTGGTGTAGGATATCAGATAATTCTTTTCCAAATGCCATAAAGCACCTCCTTTTATATTTATATTATAATTAAAACACGAAAAATCATATTTGTAAACACGAAAAAGAGTATTGACTATTACGAAAAATAGTGATATTATAATTACGAAAAATAGTAGAAAGGAGAATACAGATAATGAAAACTGAAGATTTAGCACATGAAAGAAGAGGACGTCCCACCAGAAATCCTAAAAACAGAAAAATTCAGTGTCGAATTGATGAGGAAACGGATAGCATACTTATAGAATATTGTCGCAAGTATGGAACGAGTGAATCAGCAGCGATACGTGAAGGGATACGCAAATTAAATGAGGAACTTTAGAAACAAAAAAAGGGAACAGCTGAATACTTTGGCCGGTACAAGCTATTCCCAGATGATAACACCAAAAAGGTATCATTATTATAATGTTACTTCATTTTGGTGCAAAAATCAATATCCAATTTATGGAAGAAAGGCAACAGAATGAATGATTTAAAAATGACAGAACAGACAATTAGTAGTTTAGAAGTCGCAGATATGGTTGAAAAGAGACATAAGAATTTATTACGAGATATCGCAAAATACACTTATGAATTGACTGAGCTCAAAATTGAGCCCAGTGAATTTTTTCGAGACAGTACATATAAAGACAAAACAGGAAGAGTATTGCAATGTTTTGATGTTACAAAGAAAGGTTGCGAGTTCATTGCTCACAAGTTAACAGGAATCAAAGGCACAGAGTTTACAGCAAAATACATCAACCGATTCCACGATATGGAAGATGTGATTCAGTATGGAATCATCCGGAAAGAAAGTGTTAAGAAAAGAGAAAAACTACCATCTGTAAATCAAATGGTTAAGAATGTAAAAAGCGCACTGCATGATGCAGGCGTAGACTCTAAGTACATAGCGGCAGAAGTTGTGCGGATTTATTCTGATAATGGATATCCAATCAATATACCTTTGATTTCAGAAATTCCTGTTTTATGGGATTGCACGAGAATTGCTAAAGAGTTAGGAATTATGTCCAATAATGGGAAACCACATGACAAGGCTGTTAGTGGAATTATTCAGAAATTGGATGTAACAGAAGATGAAATTGTAAAAACAGCGTACAGTAGAAATGGGCATGATGGTGTTACAATTCAGTATAAGGACAGCGTATTCCGAAAAATAAAAGAATGGCTAGAAACTAATGGATATCCTACCATGATTGAATATCAGTTATCCAATGGAAAGATTAACAAGTGTAAAGTTGTTTATCAGGAGGTGGCGTAGATGAATGAATTAAAAGATTTATTATCAGAGCTGCTTTGTGAAATGCAAGGGTTGAATGAGGTCGAAATCAAAGAGTTAAGAAAAAGAATGGATTGATAAATTGATAGAAGTTGGAAATAAAAAGGCAATAAGGGTGGCAAATCTTGTTTGCGATATTGCGATAGAACAATTTAAGCAGGTGGCATAAATGTTATATAGAGAACGTCTGGAGACAGGCGTTCTTTTGTTGCGAGTATTTTCTTAATATTGTATAATTAAAGAAAAATATTCGGGAGGAAAAAGATATGGGAGTAGCAGATTATAATTCATCAGTGAAGATTCCTTACAGTGTAGAAGATGTTTTTGAAGCACTAAAAAAATCATCTCAGTATATATATGGGATGAAAGTAGATTCTGTAGATGAATTACTAAAAACGGTTTATTTAAAAGCTGGTATCAGTGCATTTTCGTGGGGAGAAAATGTGACAGTAACGGTTAAAGCAGCAGAAGATGGAGAAAGTATTGTAGAAGTGACGTCTGCATCTAAAACAGGAGTATTCGGAAGCGTTGTTGACATGGGAAAGAATAATAAGAATTTAAAGACTATTATGGATGAGCTGTCAATGGAGCTCAAAAAATATCCGAAGATTTCAAAAATTTCCCCAGAACCAGCAAAAGTTACATCAATTGCAGATGAGATAAGAAAATTGGCAGATTTAAAGAAAGAAGGAATATTAACAGAGGAAGAATTTAATGCGAAAAAAAAGCAATTGTTAAATTTATAAAATTGAATAATTAAAAGGAGCATCTAGGATAACCTAGGTGCTTTTATTATACCAAAATTGCCCGAGAAGGCGTAAAACTATAACGGAATGTGACTAATCCGAGAAAGTAGTCAGAAGAAGCGAACAGGCGAGAGCTTGGATCTGCAGGTTGAGCACCCAGGACGTCAAATAGCTTAGAAACTTTAAATTTTTAGTTATTTGATGAGGTGAAAACATGGCAGATGGTACAGTTACAATAGAAACCAAACTGGATAACTCCGGTGTAGAAAAAGGATTAAATGATCTTAAGAAAGAGGTTGAATCTTCGTCTAAGAGTACAGCACAGGAGATAGATAAAGCTTCTGATCAGGCACAAAAGAGTGTAGAAGAAGTTGCTAAGTCAGCAGAGAAAACTGGAAAACAAGTAGAAAAGAGCGCAAAGGATTCAGCATCGAAAGCAGGACAGGCAGCAAAGCAAGGAGCTGATACTGCAGCAAAAGGAACAGAATCCGCATCTACGAAGATGCAGCAGTCTCATAAAAAGGTAAAGGATACTGCAAAAGAAAGTGCAGATGGTGCAAAAAAGTCTTGGGAAGAATCTAATCAAAGTACAGTAGCAAGTACAGAGAGCGCAACATCAAAGATGGCCGGGCTGATGAAAAAATCTGCAGCAGTAATTGGAGTTGCATCTGTGGCGGCCGCAAAAAAGACGATCGATGTAGGTAAGTCCTTTGAAGCAGGAATGAGTGAGGTCCAGGCAATCTCCGGAGCATCTGGAAAAGACCTGGAAAAGCTATCTGCAAAAGCAAAGCAGATGGGAGCTACAACGAAGTTTTCTGCTACGGAATCTGCTACAGCACTTAAGTACATGGCTATGGCAGGATGGAAAACAAATCAGATGGTTTCTGGATTGTCTGGTGTTATGAATTTAGCTGCAGCTTCCGGAGAAGACCTTGGAACAGTATCCGACATTGTAACAGATTCGATGACCGCTTTTGGATTGAAAGCAAAGGATTCTGGACATTTTGCAGACGTACTAGCGAAAGCATCGAGTAGTTCTAACACCAATGTTGCAATGATGGGAGAAACCTTTAAATATGTTGCACCATTGGCCGGATCCATGAAATATAGTATCGAAGATACAGCTACAGCAATTGGGCTGATGGCAAATGCAGGAATCAAAGGAAGCCAAGCAGGTACATCTTTGAGATCTATCATTACGCGACTTGTCAAACCTCCGAAAGATGCAGCTACAGCATTAAATGCGCTTGGTATCAGCACAACAAAAGCTGATGGATCCATGAAGCCACTTCGTGAAACGATGGCAGAATTGAGAGAAAAATTTTCTGGATTAACAGAAAGTCAGAAAGCTTCTTATGCTTCAAGTATCGCAGGACAGGAAGCAATGTCTGGTCTGTTGGCAATCGTTAATGCATCTGATTCTGATTTCAACAAATTACAAAAGGCGATTGATAATTCTTCTGGCGCAGCAAAGAAACAGGCCGATGTTATGAACAACAATCTGCAAGGAGCATTGTACGACCTCGGATCAGTAGCAGAGTCTGTTGGAATCGGCATTTATGAAGATATCAAAACGCCGCTAACAAAGGCTGTCGGTGTTGGAACAGCACAGTTAAGGGTTTTATCTAACAAATTGAAAAAAGGTGGAATAAAAGAGATTGTTCCGAAGGAAGCGATAAATACTGTTGAAAATCTTGGAAAAGTGGCTATGGTAGCCGGCAAAGGTGGAGTAAAAGTATTGGCCACTTCTACAAAACTGCTTGGAGATAACATGGGTGTAGTTATTCCACTTGCGACATCATTCATGGGTGCCTGGGCAGGAGTTAAAGTTTTCAACACTGCATCTAAAGGAGTTACAGCATTAACTACAGCTTTTAGCGCCTTAAAAACAATGGAGCAGGCAAATGCGATCACTTTAGTGGCACAGCAAGGTGGCTTGACTGCACTGCAGACAGTCGTTGGAATCTTTACAGGTAAGATTTCTCTTGCGACAGCAGCAACAGGAGCTTTTAATGCAGCATGTACAGCACTTGGCGGTCCAGTAGGTTTAGGAGTTGTTGCGGTTGGAGCATTAGCAGCAGGAGTCGCAGCATATGCTTTGACACAGAAAAAAGCGGTTACAGAAGCAGATCGATACTATTCTTCTTGTACAAAACTCAAAAAGAAACAAGAAGAGATGGCGGCATCGATCAAGAGCTTACATAAAGAAAATCAGAAAAATGTGGATTCTACACGTGCAAATGGTGTTCAGGCAGATCAGCTGTATCAGAGATTAACAAAACTGATGAATGTTGAGCATAAAAGTGCCGGGACAAAAGCACAGATCGCAAGTGTTGTTAAACAGTTAAATGAATTATTGCCAGGGCTGAATCTTGAGTATGACAAAGAAGCAGATAAGCTAAATAAGTCTACTTCTGCGATCAAGAAAAATATCGCAGCACTGAAAGAACAGGCAATGGCCAAAGCCTACCAGAATGGCATGGAAAGCGCAGCAAAAAAGTCTGCAGAAGCAGAAATTGCATATAAAGAAGCATTAGAAGATCGAGCAAAAGCACAAGAAAAAGTAAAAGCTACACAAAAAGAATTTGATAAGCGAAAAAGCGAAGTTGGGTTAGGTAGTGGAGATAAGAAACTTGAAAAATTAGGAGAAGACCTAATAACATATAAAAAAGCTCTACAAGAAGCCGATGGGGCAGTAAAGAAAAGTAGTAAGAATCTAAACGATGCACATAAAGAATTGGATACTTACACAGATAAATATACTGCGCAGGCAAATTATACTGCATATTTGAAATCCTTAGACGACCTGTCTAAGCAAGCCAAGATCAAGGCAAGTGATATTCCGAAATCTGTTGAGGACGGAATCAAACAGGGTGTTTATGCAAATCCAACATCCGGAAAAGAATTAAAGAGCTTGATCAAATTAGACAATCTGGTTAATTCAGACCAGTTGGCCAAGATGCAAGAACAGGGAATGAAGATCCCACAGTATTTGGCACAAGGTATTTCTGATGGGTCTGTTTCATTTAAAACCGCAGCAACACAGCTTGGAAATGCAATTAACTGGGAAGATTTAATTCAGCAAGTAAAAGATAAAGGAAAAGAAGTTCCGGACAGTATTGCACAGGGAATTAGTTCCGGACAGTATGCTGTTCCAACCTCTATAAAAGCTGTTAAGAATCTTATTACGTTTGAAGATCTGAAAGCCGAGGCATTACAAGGTGGAATTGAAGTACCAGATTATTTGGCAAATGGTATCACATCTGGGAGTATGAAACCTGAAGAAGCAGTTAAGGCACTGAGTAATTTGGTATCTTTCCAGGATATGATAGATAAGGCAGGAATTGAAGGATCAAAAGTCCCAACAGAATTAGCAACCAGAGTTGCGCAAGGACAAATATCTGTTCAAGCTGCAGTAAAACAATTGACAGATGGAGTCAAAAAGGATTTTGATAAAGCAGAAAAGGATACAAGTAAGTCAAAGAAAAACATAGAAAGTAATACAACGTTAAAGACTGCTAATAATTCTGGTGCCGCAAAATCATTTAATGTTGTAGGAAATGCAGCTAAAAAGAATGCAAATACTGTTAAAAAGAGCAAAGCAGATACAGAGAAGAACTCTAAGATAAATCCGACTGATAACTCAAAAAGTGGGAAAAAGACATTTGAATCTTATTCGAAAGAAGCGCAAAAAGCATCTTCAAAAACAAAAACAAGTGTAAAAACGCTGAAAAGCACAGCTACAAAAACTCTAGCTGCAAATGATGGTGCTGCTAAAAAGGCAGGAGCAAAACTTGGAAATGATTTTGCAAAAGGAATTACATCAAAATCTGGAGCTGCAAAAAGTGCCGGTTCAAAAGTAGCCAAAGCAGGTTCTTCTGGAGCAAGTAGTCAAAAATCATCCTTCGTGTCTGTTGGTAGCAATTTATCTGCAGGAATTGCATCTGGTATCAGATCAAATTCCGGTGCTGTATCAGCAGCCGCAAGAGAAGCAGTAAGAGCAGCAGTTGCAGCCGCAAAATCAGAAGGTAAGATTCATTCACCATCCCGTGTCATGGAAAGTGACGTAGGAAAATGGATGCCGTTAGGAATGGCAGCAGGTATCAGAAAGCATACGAAAGACGTGGAAGATGCTTCTGGAGAGATGGCGAATGCATCCGTAGAAGCCACAGCCACAGCCTTAGGAATCCATTCACCATCTCGTGTATATAAAGATGCGATTGGTAAGAATATTCCAGCAGGTGTAGCAAAAGGTGTCAGAGAAGGGCAGACAGAACTCAATGCAGAAATGAAGCTTTCTGTGAATGAAGCATTATCTGCAGCTAAGAGTGCATCGAAAAAAGGAAATTATTCCGATATTGGAAACAACCTTGTGTCTGGTATATCCGAAGCACTCAACACGGCCAAGTCAAGATCATCAGAAACTGTACAAGAAATCATTGATCAGCAGACAAGTAAAGTTTCTTCGAAGCACGATACAGCAGAGAAAAATCTTCAAGATAAGATCAGTAAGACAAAAAATAAAAAGAAAAAAGCAAAATTAAAAAAACAGCTGAAAAAGTTAAAGAAGCAGAATGCTGCAGAAGAAAAGCAATTAAAAATTGCAGGAGAAAAAACGGCAGCAGCATACAATGATGCATTTGAGAAAGAAGCTGATCGATTAAATAAGATTGCACAGGAAAAACTACAGGAACTGTCAGATGAATATCAGGAAGCGTATAACAACATCAAGAACAAGATGGACAGTTTAACTGATAAACAGCAATCTTGGGGAAATATCTATAACCTTGATCAGAATATCATGGACATTGAAAAGTATCAAAAGAACTTGAAGTCGCTAGAAAACAAGATTCCTGAGTCTATGATGGAAAAGATTCTCGGAATGGACATTGATGCAGGAAATGCTTATATGGCATGGTTTCAGCATATGTCAGAAGCTGAACAGCAGGCTTACATTAATAAGTGGAATCAGCAACAGAGCATGTCCAAAACATTTTCTGAAAACTTCTTTGGAGATGATCTTGCAAAACTTCAAGCAAATTATGAATCTGAAATGAAAACAGTCACAGATGATCTGCAGAAAGAGATGAAACAGGCAGGAGTTAATATCGCCAAGGGATTAACTGCAGGTATGGAAAGCGAAACCAGAAACCTCAGCAAATCCATGAAGAAAATCTGCCAGAATATTATTAAGACAGCCAAAAAGACACTTAAGATTCATTCCCCGTCTCGAGAATTTACAGAGATTGGTTCCTATGATATTCAGGGAGCGATCAAAGGGCATGAAAAAGAAGCACCAAATCTGTATAAACAGATGGGGACAATCTCTCAGAACATGGCACAGAAGTTTGCAAAAGCGAAGTTGAACGTTCAAGATATTCAGTCAAGGATGCAGGATGCGATCAACCTGCAGATGCAGACGATCACAACAAGAATGCAGCCAGTTATGCAAACAGATTCAGCTAATGGATCAGAATCAGTAGTCTATACTGGACCAGAACGAATTGAGGTGCCTGTGATTGTAGATGGTCGAGAGATTACAAGAGTAATCGCCCCTTACATGGACACAGAATTAAGTACAAGAGCAACACGAAAATCAAGAGGAGGTGTATAGTATGCCAGGAACATTAGGAGTCACGATCGGAGAAAAACATACCTTAAAGGATTGGAATCTTGGATGGACTGCGATCACTCTTGGTTTTCCAGAGCCAAAAACTTATGAACAGGATGTGCCAGGAGCAGACGGAACACTGGATATTACGGAAGCAGTTACTGGTGGAGATGTTAAGTATAAGAATCGTAGTCTGTCCCTAGAATTTGAAACTCCAGACGAAGACTTTTTTGAATGGGGATCTATTGTATCGGACATTGCAAATTACCTAGTTGGTAAGAAAATGAAGATCATACTCGATACTGATCCATCTTTTTATTACATTGGCCGACTTACGATTGATGTCGAAAAGACAGATCGTATAAATGGAAAGCTTGTAATGTCCGGAGAAGTTGATCCATATAAGTATGAAGTTGCTTCGTCTCTGGAAGATTGGTTATGGGATGATTTTAATTTTGAAACTGATATTATCCGTGAATATGGAGGCATCAAAGTTTCTGGAAAATACGAGCTAAATATTTATGGAAGAAGAAAGAGAGTGATTCCTGTGATCGAATGCGATACACCGATGCAGGTTACATATAACAGGGCCACTTATGATCTTCCAAAGGGCAAAAGTAAAGTGTTCGATATCTGGTTATCAGAAGGGGATAACCTTTTAACGTTTACAGGAAATGGGACAGTATCTGTCGATTATCGAGGAGGTAGTTTATAAATGTATAAGATACTATGTGACGGGAAAACACTGCACGATGTCCGCGATCCGCATTATATGGTGCTTAGCCCTAAGATATCATTAGAGCTAAATAAAACAGGAAATCTTGATTTTGGGATGTTACAAACGCATCCTCACGTTAACGATATCAATAAGTTAAAATCTCGAATCGATGTTTATGAAGATGATGAGCTGTTATTTTCCGGAAGAAGTTTAACGGATGAAAAAGATTTTCAAAACACAGGGCAGATTTCCTGTGAAGGGGAGCTTGCTTTTTTGTTAGATTCAGTACAACGTGCGCATAATTACGGAACCGAAACAACAGAAGCTGGGACAGCCGATACCAATATAGAGGTTTTTAAAAGACTGATTCAAGAGCATAATTCGCAGGTAGAAGAAGAAAAACGATTTGAAATCGGCGTGATCAATATTGAAAGTGTTACGATCTCAAGTTTATCGACAAATTATGAGAAGACCTGGGATTTTATTAATTCCAATTTCTTAGGGAAATACGAAGGGTATCTTCGTGTTCGGCATGATGGAAACATACGGTATCTTGATTATGTAAAGCAGTATGGAAATGTAAGTAATCAGGTGATTCGTTTCGGAGAAAATCTTCTCGATCTGAAGAAATACTCTAAGGCAGAAGACATTAAAACAGCGATTATCCCAGTTGGAAAAGATAACGTGACAATCACAACAGCAAATGGTCATAACGGAACGGATTATGTATATAGCCAGGATGCCGTAGATCTATATGGATGGATCTATGACAAGGTTGATTTCTCTGAGGTATATGATCCAGACAAACTACTGGAAGAAGCAAATAAATATCTGCAGAAGTGCATCAACTTAGCAATCACGATTGAACTTACAGCTGTTGATCTGCATATGATCGACGTTGATATTAACGCAATCAGACTTGGAGATCTTGTTCCTTGCATATCTACACAGCATGGAATCATGAGTACGTTTGGAAATCCAGACACTTATTATCTTGTAAGTAAATATGAATTGGATTTAGAGAACCCAGCAAACAATAAGATTACACTAGGAAGAACAATCAGTACATTGACAGACAAACAAGTGCAATCGTCACAAAATTTAGAAACAAAAATAAATGAAGTTCGTACAGAAATGTACAACATATCAGGGAACGATATGGAACCTATCACAAACGAAACACTAGAAGGATTATTAAATTAAAATAGGAGAAAAAATGGCAGATAAAAATTATTTAGATTCTGATGGGGTATTATATCTGTGGCAGAAGATTAAAGCAAAGATTACGGATGCAGTCAAAAACAAAGTTGATAAAGTCAATGGAAAAGGTTTATCTACGAATGACTACACGACAGCAGAGAAAACAAAACTTGCAGGGATCGTGGATGGTGCAAATAAATATGTCCATCCTACATCTTCTGGTAACAAGCATATTCCAAGTGGTGGAAGTTCTGGACAGATTCTAAGATGGGGAGCAGATGGTACAGCTGTTTGGGGCTCTGATAATAATACAACTTATGCAGATGCTACTCAGTCAACACACGGACTTATGAGCACGATAGATAAGAAGAAACTAGATGCATATCCAACGTATTCATCTATCCAGAGTACATATGCTACAAAATCAGAAATCACAAACATGTACAAGTATTGCGGTTCTGCCGCATCTGCAGACAAATTGCCGACAACAGGACAACGTGTTGGCGATGTTTATAACATCGAAACTGCTAGTACATACGGCGGTGCTGGTATGAATGTAGCATGGAATGGCAGTGCATGGGATCCATTAGGCGAAATTTTTAGTATATCAACGATCGCAAATACCTGGATGGATACAAATCTTACATAAAGGCAGGTGCTTGATATGGCAAATTACTTAGATGAAACAGGATTGTTAAAACTTTGGAGTAAGATTAAATCTTACGCAGCAAAGCAGATAGATATGAATAAAGCAATCGTAAACATATCCGCTAGTGGTACAACATTAACTGTCACAAAAGCAGATGGAACAACAAAATATGTAACAGCGGAATTAGTAAAAGGGCAGATGATTTATTGCTGCAGTAACAGCGAAGATCAGATTTATTGCTGTTAAATGGAAGGAGATAAAAATGGCATACACAAAGAAAACATGGGTAAAAGGAAGCACACCGCTTAGTGCGGAAAATTTTAATCATATGGAACAAGGGATTGCTGATGCACACACAGAAATTACGCAGCTAAATTCTGAAAGAGCATTTTTATCAAAAGTATTTTCTGGAACAAGCAACAAAATGATTTACTGGCAAAGATGTCAGTCTGAAATTGCAAAAGCATTAGGCATGCAAATATCAGA